CTCTGGCCATAGTTGCGATACCGGAATGCATCCTAATATCATCGCATAACAAAAGAATCTTTTTACGATCCTCTTTCTTAACATAACGAAAATTTTCTTTCATGTAACTATTTTAATTTAATATTTGTTTGTGTGTGTAACTTTTGCTTAAAGTTCTCTTCTGTAAGATATAAATAAATTGCTCTGTCTACAAGCTTTTGTAGAGAAAATTTATGCCTTACGCATTGTTCTTTAAATTCTTGTAGAAGATCCTCCTCTACCTTAACTGATGTTAATTTTTTAGTGTTCATAGTTTATATAATTATATTTATATATAAATATACCCTTATCCTAAAACACCTGCATGGCAATGCTCTGTTCCTTTATATTCACAGAACATACAGTTTGACTTGGAAGGCTTCTTCTCATACTCTTTATCAATGTATTGTCCTTGTTTATCAAAAGCATCGTCAATAAATTTTGTAAGAGCTGTTGTTGCTTGACCTCTTTTAATCTTTCCTGAAGGAGGTACAAACTCTTGAACTCTTCTACCCATGGCCGGAAATTCTGGATTGGCAGGAACTTTTCTCTTAACAATAAAATATTTTACATCTACCTTGTCGACATCTATATTGAATTGTCTTGCTAGGAATTCTTTATATAGAAGTAATTGTGCTAGCTTTTTATCATCCTTCTTTGCATAATCATTCCATCCTGAGGTTGATGTTTTGATATCTAAAATGATATACTTGTTATCCTGCTCGTCGTATAAAACAATATCAATATACCCTTTGAAGAATACATTCTCAGCTATTTGATGTATAAGAGGAATTTCTACTCCAACCAGCTTGTAATACTTGGTACCGAAGTAAACAGAGCGTTTCTTACGAACGTACTCTAATATTTCAACACCATCATTATGAAACTCAGATAACTCCTCAGAACTAGAAAAGTGTTTTCCGTACTTCTCTTTCTCTTGAGCATAAATTGTAAATAGTTTTTCTTGGAGCATTTGTTTGAAGTCCATTTCATTTGACTTCTTTACTGTTCCGTCATAGAGTTCTGTCAGCCATTCCTGTACCACTTCGTGTACTGCTGTACCGAATACTGTATGGATGGAAGGCTTATACTCTTGCAATCCTTTTACATATTTTAATGCCCATTGATGTGGACAAGTATTATATGCTAGAGTCTGGCTATATGATATTGATTTCTGAATAGAATAATCTATTTCTGGTCTACAAAAATCTCTTATCAGGCTTACTTGTTTAAGAATTTTCTTTGCCATCTTTTAAGTTTTTGATTTCTCTTTTTAAATACCATAAGGCTTTTTCAAGCTCCTGGATTGTATCATCTTTCTTTCCAGCTCTTGAAATGTACTTAATAGTATTTCCTAAACAGAAACCTAGATCCCAGGCTTCAATAACTTTAATTGCTTCGTAAGGGTTGTCTTTTCCTCCGTAGTGTTGAGGATGGTTGACTAGTTCTTTTTTAAATTCTTCTTTATCAATAGTAAAGGTTGCTTCTCTATCATTCATAATAACATTTTTATATAACTATAATATATGAAAAAAGGCCTGTAAAAACAAGCCTTATTTTAATTATTTTGCAAAGTATAGTGTTGTGGTTAAGCTTACAAAAGCTAGTACCTTATACCAGAATGTCTTATTCCTCTGACCTTTTAACTCTTTCTTTAAGTCATCAGTCATTCCTTTATACTCTCCAATTTGAACATCTTTCTGTGCAATGATGAATTGATTGTTCTTATCTTTAACAGTTAATAAGCTGATGATAGTATCTTTCTGTACCTCTCTTTGCTCTAATTTAATTACTTTGTCTTTAGTAAGTTTTAATTCTTCCTTACATCCATCATAGCGAACTAAATCCTTTGCTGCTAATCTTACTACTTTAGTTGGTAGAGTTACCTTCGTTGTATCTGTTTGTGAAAAAGAATTCAAGCTCAGCGTTAGAAAACTTATCAACAGTATTAATTTTTTCATCTGTTTGTTTTTTTACAATTGTTATAGTATTATCAATATGGTGAATTTCTTTCGTAATAGAAACTACATTCTCTTTTACTGAATCGATCTTAACATCGATTTGTTTGTTTATTACTTGTGCTGAATCGATTTTAGTCTGGACTGAATCTATTCTTCTTTCGTATCCTGCTACGTCAGTTCTAATGCTGTTAGTAGTAAATATATTATAACCTACTAATACAACTACTATACCTAACAGTATATCTTGTTTTGTAAATCTCATGTTAATTTATTTTTAAGAACATCCTCCTTGTACTTCACTCCAAAGTGACTCTACATATCCTTGAGGATCTTGAATGTCTTGAATTTCTGTTTTTATTTTATTTAGTAAACATCCTTTAAAATAATCAGAACCTTGCCCTTTAAAGATAGTTTGTTGTGCACAATCTAACATCCAAGTTCTTGGATCATGTCCTTGAACATTTTCTCTTACATTGTTGATTGCAGTTATACAAACTGTTGCTTTTTGAGTACCATCCCATGCAGCAGTTGCTCCTTCTACTACAGTATTTCCTACTGTATTAGCAGTATCTGTTACAGTATCTCCTACTGTATTAGCAGCACCAGTTACAGCTCTACCTGCTTTTTTAAAAAAATTTCCTATTCCCATAATTATTCTTTTTTGTTATTACTCATTCCAAAATATGTTCCTATTATTCCTATAAGACCTGTTATAGTAACTTGAAGTAGATTAACTACTGAATCATCTACTGGCCTGTTTTCATCCAGTGATACAATAAAATCTCCTACAACAATAAATCCTAGCAGTGCCAGGATTCCTATTGCTAGTATGTTTATTACTTGATCTTTCATTCAACTCTATCTCCTTTGTGTTTGTCTAATTTATCTAAGATTTGAGTTAATAATTCATTTTTAACTACTCCTACCATTGAGGCATTTTTTAGAATAGAGATTAACTGGAATACCAGGAATGGAGCCATAATTGTCTCGCTTAACCAAGATGTTCCAGTGAATCCTTTTTCTATTGTTAATATAGCTGAAAGCATTATTACCCAAAAGGTAAATGTTTTTAGTACACTTAATGCTTTATATGTTCTGAATCCTTCTCTTTTAACTCCAGCCCACACACCAAAGAACCCATCAGCAAAAATTACAAATGCTACTGAAAGGTATTGTTCGATGTTATCTGCTGTAAGGTTCATAAAGTATGAACCTATAAATGCGCATGCTGTTGTCAATGATAATGTAATTAAAAGTGAAGTTTTCATCTTATATTTTACTATTTAACGTATTCGTAGTACTTTTTAGTTTTTTGATTTCTGTCTTCTAACCCGTGAGTACCACCGTTAATTCTTTTCGTAAGAGCTAAGATAGCTGCATCGTTGATTCCTTGATCACAAATTGACCACAATTTGTTTTTGTCAAAGAAGAACATTGCTGATTCAAATGAATAAGTTGTAGCTACTAGGTCAGGATTAGTCATGATTTCTGGTTTTTTCAAATAATCAGAAAAAGCTTTATAGTTATCTTTTCCAGTTAATTGAAGAGCACCTCTACCTCTAAATTTAAAACCGTCTCCTGATTTCTCATCTCCGTTACCCATTCTTGATGCGTAAACTCTGTTAGCGATTTTTTCAGGATTTCTAGCATAAGACTCTTCTAAGTTACCTGGAAAGTATTTTCCAAAGATACCTTGAAGACCTTGAGCTGAATAGTTTAAGTTTTCAGAGAAGGCTTTAAACCCTCCTGTTTCGTGAGCTGTTTGTGCAAAGAAATGTGCAGCTCTTACCGGAGTCAATTTATAGAACTCCATTGCTTTTTTCATTGTTCCAGGACCGAATGCTCCATCTGCAGCTACTCCGATCTTTTCTTGTAAACTTTTTAAACTCATAATCTAATTTTTATTCTTCGTTGTTTGATTTGTTACCGTTTTTCATTGCTGCGAATTTCTCTAATACGTCTGGTAGGAATGATCCTAATGTGATGTACATGAATGCATCAAAGATGTATTCGTTTAATTCTAAAGCTTTACCCATGTAACCTGTAACTAGGTCTACTACAATGGCAATAACCATTACCATGAATGACATGAAGCCAATTACAACTTTTTCGTTGTAGTCATTTGATTTTTTAAAGATACTGAAAAATCCCATAAAATATTTTTTTAAGTTAGTTAGTACATAACAAATTGGTAATAACAAAATTTTCATAGTAACTCTTTTCAATAAATAGCAACAAAAAAAGAGGCCGGATGGCCTCTTAAGAACTTTAATCAGAGTCTAATTTATTCCTCAGAGTTTAACCCTTTTAACTCTTTTGGTAAGAACTCAGAATTTACATGGCCGCAGGCCTTGCACGCAAATACCGGAATAGGCATATAGGTTGTTTGTCCTGTTCCTGTTAATATTCCTGATGCTTTTCTAATGTGAAGGGCTTCTTCAAAGAAGGTGTGACCACACTTCTCGCATTCTACCGGTAGGGTTTGATCAATCGATAGATTCATTCTTGGTTGTTGTTCCATTGTTCTTGTTTTTCTTTACCACATAACTCGTCTACCTTTGCCTCATCACCTGCAATTTGAAATACAGTGGCCGGGGTAAGATTTGGACCTTTCTTACATATGTCTGTCGCTCTCTCTAAAAGTACTTTCATATTACCGGCACAATCTGAAGCACGAAGTATCTCTATGATGGTCATAGTACTTTTCTGATTTGCTGTAGTGGTAAACGTTCTACCTTCTTCAAGTAACTCTTGATATTTTTTTATTGAGTCTGACATATACTTTACGTATTATTTTTTCTTAGGGTAGTACTTTCTTTTTTTCTTTGGCTTATCAATAGGAAACTCTGATTTTGTTTTTTTGTTAACTTCTTCTACTACTGTAGGTTCTGGAGTTGCTTTAACAATCTCTACTGCCTTTTCTACAACCTCTGGTGTAATTACTTCTTCTACCTTTTCTTTCTTAGGTGCTTTCTTTGCTACAATTGGACGTAAGTCTTTGTTGTACAATTCTTTTGCTAGGTCTACTACCTCTTGAGCTTCCTCGTTGTTGTAATAGTCTTTGGTCATTTCTTTTAGAGATGGCTGACCTTTAGTCATGTAATACCCAATTCCTGCTGCTAGTATTACTACAAGGCCAATTAGGATAATGATTTCAATTCCTGTCATAATTTTCTGTTTTGTCCCCCCTCCTTGGGTGGGGTGTTAATAAAATTTGCGCGTGACACCTTCGGTGAGGAGAGAGAAGCGCCCCCTCCTCCCCTGCCGGTCCTTACTTTGCTTTTGATTCTTCTGTTGAAGCTTTTCTATATTCTGTGATTAATTTCTTAACCTCTCCAATTGCTTTACGTGCATTGGCTTGAGACTTCTTAGTTGTTCCGTTGTGCTGTGCAACGAAGTCTTGATACAACCCGTCAATCTTTTCGAATAACTCTTGTTTGTTCATCTTGTTTGATTTTAAATTAATATTACATGAACTGAGAAGGATCGATTCCTGCTCCTTGTTCATCTTTTGGTTTTATGTTTGTAATAACACACTCTGTGATTAACATTGTTCCTGCAACTGATGCTGCATTCTCTAAAGCCAATCTTGTTACTTTAGTTGGATCAATGATTCCTGTCTCCAACATGTTAACATACTCTCCTGTTCTAGGATTAAATCCTAACCACTTGTTATCTTCTTTGGCTAGAGTTTGTCTTCTCTCTTCAATACCTTCTGATACTTCTCCTGCATTCAATAGGATTTGTTCGAATGGCTTTCTGATTGCTCTGATGATAATGTTGATTCCTTTCTCTTGATCTGGATGGTTTGTTAGATCTCCTTCTAAGATACCTTCTAGGTAAGCTGATGCATTTAGTAATGCGATACCTCCTCCAGGTAGAATACCTTCTTGTAAAGCTGCTTTAGTTGCATGAAGAGCATCATCTACTCTATCTTTCTTCTCTTTCATTTCAACTTCTGTATGACCTCCAACATGAATCATAGCTACTCCTCCGATAAGTTTTGCTAATCTGTCTTGTAAGATCTCTTTCTCGTAAGGTGAAACTATATTATCGATTTGTTCTTTTAACTCTTCGATTCTTTTTGTAATAGCTTCTTCTGATCCTTTACCATCTACAATGGTAGTATCATCTTTACCTACTGTTACTTTTCTAGACTTACCAAACCATTCAAGGTTAAATTTATCTAGCTTCATTCCTTTCTCTTCTGATACAACTGTACCTCCTGTTAGAGCTGCAATGTCCTCAAGCATAGCTTTCTTCTTGTCTCCAAATTCAGGAGCTTTAACTGCTACAACTCTTAAGATACCTCTCATCTTATTTACAACAAGTGTTGATAAAGCCTCTCCGTCAATATCATCTGCAATGATAAGTAAGTCTTTATTTTGTTGTGATACTGATTCCAATAATGGAAGCATCTCTTTTACGTGCTGGATTCTTTTATCTGTGATAAGGATTAAAGGATTGTTCAATACTGAAGTCATAGTATTGTTATCTGTAACGAAGTAAGGAGATTTATATCCTCTATTGAATTGCATACCCTCTACAGTTTCAAGATAAGTCTCTCCTGTTTTAGATTCTTCAATAGTAACCAATCCATCTCTACCAACTTTATCCATTGCTGTTGCAATAAGATTTCCTACCTCCGGGTCATTGTTACCTGAGATTGTTGCTACTTGTTTGATTTGTTCTTCTTCTGTAACTTCTTTAGAGTAATTCTCTCTTAAGTACTTGATTACTTCTTTAGTAGCAATATCAATTCCTCTTTTAATTTCTACTGCATTTGAATTTTGTAGCTCAGATAATCCTTGGCTATAAATTTCTCTTGCAAGTAATGTTGCTGTAGTAGTACCATCTCCAGCCAATCTTGCTGATTCGATTGCTACTTGTTTTACTGCTTGTGCTCCAGTATTTTCGATTGGATCTTCCAATACTACTTCTTTGGCTACTGTCACACCATCCTTTGTTGAGGTTGGATTACCTCCTTGTTGTTGAATGAATACATTTCTACCTGAAGGCCCTAATGTACATACAACTGCATCTGCTAGTTGGTTTACTCCTGAAAGTAATTTCTCTCTAGCGTCTTTTGAAAAACTAATTTGTTTGCTCATAACTACTCTTGTGATTCTTTAATTGTTGCTAAAATTTCTCTGTCTGGAAGTAAGAAGTATTCTTCTCCTTCAAAGTCAATTCTAATTGTTCCTATTTTAGGAATCAATACAACGTCTCCTACTTTGGCTTGTACTTGAATAAATTGTCCAAATTCTGACTGGCGTCCTGGACCTACGGAAATTACTTCACCCATTTCTGGTCTTTCCTTTCCCATATCCGGAAGGATAATACTTCCGAACCTTTCCTCACCTGCTTCTACAGGCTTAACAATAACTCTGTCGCTGTTCGCTAATAACTCTTTTGACATAAACTGATTTTAATTTAAAACTTATTTTATTAATATATGAATAAATATCTAAGAAAACAACTTCTAATGACCTTCTGCAAAGTTATTTGCTATTTGTGGAGGTGCTTTTAGAGTTACTCCTGGTAGTTGTGTTGTTAATTCCATCAACTCTTGAACGTAAGGCATGAACATTTCTGCTTGATCTTCTCTTACATTTATGATCAACTGGTCATGAATCTGAGCTTGTACTCTAGCATCTATTCCTAACTCTTTTGCTTTTCTATTAATCTGAATTGCTGCTCTATTTACAACCGCCGCTGCTAGTGACTGTAGTTGATAATTCAAGCAGTTGTTTAATCCATTTCGATAATCTCTATACATCTGCATTACAGGATCTTTTCCGTAAGTAGTTTCTAAATCCTTTCTGAATCTCCAATCTAATACTTGATCTCCAAACTTTTCAAAGATAAGTTTTACTTTCGGTAAGTGACGAATACGTCCTACTTTATTTTGAATGAAGCCATGCTTCTTTACTTGCTCTCTAGAATTAATTCTCCATTCCTTTAATTGAGGAAAACCATCTAAGTAACCTGCTACTAAAGTGTCTGCTTCTTTCTGAGATATATCTAGAGTCTTTGCTAATGCATATGCTTCCATTCCGTATGCAATTCCTAACGAATAAGCCTTAGCTTGATTTCTTTTTACTGGATCTAATTTCTTTAAGAAGATAGGAGATTTAGTATCAGGTGAAACACCATTCGGATACTTTACTTTATCTTGATCTAGCTTCTCAGTTCTAATAGCAACAGTAGAGTAGAAATCCCATCCGTTGTTAAAAATCTCTTGAAGATTAATATCACCTGCTACAGAAGCAAAGCAGTGAGGTTCTAGAGAAGTGTAGTCATTGTCGATTAACTTTCTTCCTTCTCCTGCAATTAAGAACTCTCTTACTACGTTTGTATATTTTACAAGTAGCGGAGTATCCTCTCCTTCTTCTTTAGGCTTTGGTAATTGCTGAGCATCTGAACCATATCGTCCCGATACTGTACCGTTTTGTTTATAGTAGAAATAGTATCTTCCATCCTCTTGACCATCTAAGAATCTATCGATGTAAGTTGATTTAATCTTCAGTAACTTATTATATGTTCTAAGATTATTTGCCCATTCGTAAGTCTTTGATAACTCCTCTAACATATCCATATCGAATTGATCTTGACCTTTTTTAGTCTGAGTAAGAGGTTTAATTCCCATATACTTGAATGCAATCTCACCTAAGTGTTTCTTAGACTGAATATTCAAATACTCTCCTTCGTTCTCTTCCTTCCACATTGACATAGAAATTCTAACAACTTCCATTTCATCTAGTAGAGATAAATCTCCTGTTAGTAGGAATTGTTTTATGTTACTCTCTTCTAACTCTTCGATAGCTTTTTTAGTCAAAGAATACTTTCCAGTCTTCTCACTTCTTTCCAATGGAAGAGAATGAAGCATGATTAAATTCTGTGCCCAGTTACCTTTATGTGAAGGTGGATAAGTATAGAGTGCTGTATCAACTACCCATTCCTTTGCTTCTGGAATAGCTAAGATACTGTTGATTACAATTCTCTTATTTAATTCTAAATCGTTTGTAATATCTTCTTTAGTCTTTTCTAGTAACGGAAGATCTAAAGCTACTCCTAACTCTTCCATTGGAACAGTTACTTCTTTATAAAGAGGCATTACTTCTTCTTCAAAGAAAAATTTCTCTAGTCCTTCTTCCTTTAATACTTTTAGGAAGTGATTACAAACTCTAAGGGTTAAATCCGTATCGGCAGCAGCATACTTAGATAGTATTACCATATCTGCTTTAAAGATTTCGTAAAGATCTTTTGTAGTTGATCCTCCATTTGCTTTAATAGACTCTTTTAATTCTACTTGCTCTTTGTTGGCTGCTTCTTCTACATTCAATCCAATCTCTTTCTGAATAGAGATAGCTAAAGGCTTAAGCCCAAACACACCCATACCAGCACCCTCTTCCTGTACTGTATGCACAAGGAGCGCTGTATCTACCCAAAGATCTTCTAGTAAAGATACTCCGTAGTAGTTCTTAGTTATACGGCAGTCAAAAGAAGCATTGTGCATTACTAGTCTCTTACCCTTCAACATCGGTAATAACTTTTTAGTAATACCATGTGCTCCTTTACCGCCGATAGTACATTCCTCTAATTGATTTGTTTCTGTATTCCATTTCTGAGTTGGAAGATAGAAACCTATTCCTTCCTCACCTGATACAGACCATCCTACGACTTCATCTCTTCTTACATTTAATCCTGTTGTCTCAGTATCATAAGCAAGAACTTCTGATTGATTAATATGTTCGATAAGAAGATTGACAGTTTCAATACTATCGACATGGTAATACTTTTTTTCTATTTGCATAACTAATTTTATATAAGGTACTTTTTATTTTCTTGAAAGGCAACTGACCATCTGTTTATACTACTATCTTTCGTATCTATGTACCTAGACTCATCTAAGGTAGGTTTAATATTTAATTTACCTCCTTGAGGTATTACAAGTTCTTCTATTTTATCAGCAGTAAAGAGATATACTGAATCTAGAGATAGATGTGGGCTGTAAAATAAGAGGTGTGTAAATATGTACTCGCCATTCTTATCTCTTTTGCAGTCGATACTTTGGAATGAAGCGTACTTATTATTATCCAATGTATGAGTGGTTTTAACCTCAATTCTTATCTTACCATCTGGGCTGATGATGTCCATTCCTTTATTTGTTCTGTGGCCTATCTTAAAAGAACCGATAGGGTGCTTAAAGTACCTTTCCGCCCAGTACATCAATATGATTTCAGCAAGCAAATACCTACCTCCTTCTGCAATAGCTTTACGGATTTTATACATGTCGTGAGAATATCTCTGTATAACTTCCGGAGTAAAGCCTAACAGCTCTACTTGATCTTCATGATCGAATAATATATCCATAACCTTTTTGTTTTATATACTATAAAGATAAGAAAAGAGCTGCGGTTAAGCAACTCTTTTGTATTAAAATTCTCCGTAAAGGTCATATTTTTCTGGCTCTGGAGGTGTCCAAGTAACTGTTTGTGTCTTGATAGCAAACAGATTTCCTTCTAGAGGTTCAAGTCGGTAAGCTCCTTTAAACTCTGTTGCTCTCATATAAGCTGTAAGAGTTGGTACTAATCCTTCAATTGGCTCTCTTGGACTGTCTTTCCACAATCCTAACCATCTATCTCCTGGAGGTTGTCTCTTTGCTATTACATCTAGTACTTCCTCTACTCTAGAATTTGCTTCCATTATTGACGTAATGTTTTTGCCATTCTACAGTGAATGTCTGTAAAGAATCCTGGTATTAACTCTTTATGTGAAGCTCTAATTGGATTAATATCTAACCCTCCTCTACGAGTGTAAAGACAAGCTACCATTAATTCTTCTGGATTATAGGCTTCTTTTAAATGCATGTAAACCATCTCACAAATCTCTTCATGGAAGTGACTTACTTGTCTATGACTTACAATATATTTTGCTAATGATTGTAAATTAGGAACAACTCCTGCTTTTGGTTTAATGTGAATAAATACATCACCCCAGTCTGGTTGATTTGTTACTCTACAATTTGATCTTAAAAGATTTGATTGTACTTTTATTTCTCCTATTTCGAAATCATCATCTACTTCGTCTGCTTCCAATTGTGTAGCATCTGAATGGTAAGAAGTAAATTCAATTGCATTTAAGTCAACTAAAGCATCCAATGGTGCATATCCTTTAAAGGCATAGCTTGGAGTATGGTCTGAGGTAAACATCTCTACTTCTACTTTTGTTTGTAGTAAATCAGATAAATCTCTTTTTACTCTGTCTTTTAAAATTGCAATACATTCATGATCTGTATCTCCCATTTGAGTCATATTGAATGAATTCAAATACAATTTAATTGATTTAGACTCTACGTGTAGTTTTGAATCTGCTGGATACCAGATCTTTAGCATTCCAACTACTGGAAGTCCTTTTGTAGTGATTGCTGATACTTCGTATGCATTCCAAACATCTCCTCCAACGAATGGTAAGTTGTTGTCATCTATTCCGTATGCTTCTCTGTTTAAATATCTAGGAATTTCTACTAATAGACTTGGATCATAAGTATCCTTATACCCTTCTCCTCCTACTTTACCAAGATGCTTTCCGGCAATCTTTACTACTTCTGCTTGATTTAATTCTGCCATGTTATTTTATATAGTTTAATATTTGTTCAACTCTTTGTTTAGGACTTCCTGTTACTGTTAAGTAATCTCCTCCTAACGCTTTAATTGCTTTTAAGTTATTCTCAAATTGCTTATCAATTGCATCTCTCCATCCTTCATTAACACTTCTTACTCCATCATCTACAGAAGCAAATTCAATAGGGAAGTAAATAAAATGTGTATACTGATCTCTAACTCTCATCCAAGTATCTAAGATGTAGTTATAAGTATTGTCAGAAATATTTTCCATATAAGTAGAGTACACTACTAGGTCTAAATAACATCTGTCTAGTATTACATCTCCTGGTTGTAGTAAAGCCTCTAAATGAAAAGAAGATATAGCAAGCTGTGTTTCAGAAGTTCCGTCTTCGTTAATAGGAAATCCATATTTACCAACTGTTCTTGTTGATTCGTTTATAAAATTAAACTCTGGTAATCTATCTTTTAACAATTCATATACAGTAGTCTTTCCTACTGATGATGCTCCTACAAGTGCTATTCTTTTCATAACTAATTTTTTAAAAAGTCTACCCAAAGACTTACTGATATACCATGTAATATATGAAATAATTCTCCAATCTCCAACCCTTTTATAGAAACTTTTCTACTACGAAGTATCTCTCCTTCGTCAACTCCTTCTGTTACTCTGTGAATAACGCATCCGGAAGATTCTAATCCTAAGTCAAAAGCTTTTTGCTGAGGATCTTTTCCTTTTAGTTCTGGATATTCAGTTATAAGTCCTGGATGTCCGTTATAGATTTCAAATCGATTACAGATATATGGAGGCATAATTCGTAACCATCCATGTAGAGTTACTAGAGGATTTCCGTATTGACTAAGCACCATTGATAGTTCCTCCTCTGTAGGTTTATTCTCTACAAAGACTAAATGTTTATCTTCTAAGGCCGGATGAATCTTTCTTAAGTGTTCTGGTCTTTCGTTTGTAACTATCATATCAGGCCATCTTCCTAAAAGCTTTGACACTTCTACGATCTCTGATCCTGTTTGACTAAAAAATGCTACCCAAGGTCTACTCATGTGATATACTTATTATTCGATCTTCATCTACAAAGATAAAATTGCTCTTTACTCTTAGACTGTATGAAGGTTTTCCTGTAGTACTATTCACTATTCCAAATACTTCAGCATCTATAATCTCATTATCGAGATTAATAATAACCATCTCTCCTACCTTATACTTTGCGTCCATTTGCAAACCATCTGAATTTGTGAATGTTCTGAAGAATCATATTTGTATCTTCCGGTACGTAATTGATCAATTCAAATAGCTTTTGAGACTCTTTTGACCATAATCCGTCTGCTCTATACTCAATTCCTTTTATACCATGTACAACTGGATTAGAAGTATCTAGAGAGTAAATCCATTTATAGTCTGAGTAGAAAGAAAACTCTTGAGGTAATCCACATCCAAGTAAGTGATGCTTCTTCTCCTCGTTTATAACACCGTCTCTCAATAGATCTCCCAGTAGCTTAACCCTTCCTAGCATCCAACTAACATACTTGTTAGGATGAGGAACTGTCTCTGTATAATACGAATAGTCAAATGAAATTGCAATCATATCTACATTTGCAATCTTATCCATATACTCATAACAGATCTTAATCTGCTCGTAAGTCTTTCCTTGAACAACTCCTATTTTCTTTCCTGGAAGATTCTTATATTTGTTATTCCATTCTGTCATTTGCTGTACAGTCTTCTTTGCATCTTCTAAAGCATCTGGGACTATATACCAATCTGGTTTTAATTCTAATACCCATCCTGCAAACTTCTCTGCATCAAAAGCTTCTTCTAATTCAAAGATAGAATTATCTAAAATAATTTCTCTACCTGCTTCTTTAGCATCTTGAAATTGTTTTAAGTATTCTGGATCTTCTTCAAATAAGTGCACTAATGCATAATCGTAATCAGTATGCTTTTGTACTTCTGTAAATATACTCTTCGGTGATTCGTGTGCTATCTTAATCATTTTCTTGGCTTAAATTATTTAAGTCTCCTATTATTCCTTCCATCTGTATAGTAAGACTATTCAACGTATCCTCTAATTGTGTATTAATAGACAGTTCAACTGCTCTATATGCTACAGATAAAGGAACCATATCTGTATGTAAAGCATCAACATATACTTTATTTTTATCTAAAAGGTCAATTGCTTCTTGCATACTATTCTCCTGTTAATTGTTTTAGGTAGGACTTCTGAAGTTCCTTATCTGTGAAGAATTGTTTTAGATCTGGCTTGAAGTATTTAACATTCTTCATTACTTTTCTATCTCTTGTTCTATAAACAACGTAATAGTCTCCAACTTTTTCGTAATGACACTCCTCACCTTGCTCACTCGATCTTTGAATGACAGTTGCTTTAGCGTCTTCTTCTGTTTGGCAAGCTTTCGATAAATTTGATGCTTGAACTTCTTGATATGCTGGCCATATCTTATCCTTAAGGCCATGTAACATAGTACCGTTCCCAGTGGCAACATAAGTAATATCGCACAAAGCATCCAGAACCTCAACGATGTCTCCTCTTTCGCAAGCTTCTCTATATTCTTCCAATTCTTCAAGGATGAAATTGTATACAAACTCCCACTCTTTTCTTTCTGGTACGGTTGGTTCATAATTGTTTGGTTTGCCCATTACGGCATTAAATTCTTCTACTTCGTCAATAAAAGGTACTTTTGGATCTGTAATCATAACTTTTTACTTTTTTATTAATATAAGAAATTGGCTCCGAAGAGCCAACTTATTATTCAATTACTTTTAAAATCTTTGATTGATTAACCCCTACTACTGTGAAGTTAGACTCTCCTTCAAACTCTTTATAGATCTTTGCTTCAGCATCTGTTGCTGAAATTGCATCTACTAAGTAAAGTTCTTTCACTCTTTGGATACGACCTCTGTCGTTCTCATGCTCCAATTGCACTGTTACTTGCCAATAATTCATACTGTTTGTTTTTTATTTACAACTATACCCTTTTACAAATTCGTAAAATTCTGCTCTTGCTGATGCTTCATCTAAGAAACATCCTGTTAATTTTGCTGTCTTCATTGAAGCACCTTGATGCTTAATTCCTCTACAGCTTACACAATTGTGACCTGCTTCAATCATAACTGCTACTCCTAGATTACCTTCACAGATTTTGTCTACTGCATTATGAATTGCTACTGTCAATTGCTCTTGAATAGCTCCACGTCTTGCAAACTGCTCTACAATTCTGTTTAGTTTAGAAAGACCAACTACTTTTCCATCTGCTGAAGGAACATATCCGATATGAACTCTTCCTGTGATTGTTTGGTGGTGATGAGAACACATAGACGTAATTGGAATGTTTCCTTCAAATACAATTCCATCATACCCATCAGAAGGGAATGCTGTAATTTTAGTCATTGGTTCAAATCGTCCGGCCCATAAATCATTTACATAAGCCTTTGCAACTCTTTTAGGAGTATCAGATGAATTTGGATCATTCTTCCAATCACATCCTAAAGCTGATAGGAATTGACCAAATGCTTCGGCTGCATCTTCGATAATGTGTTGCTTTTCTACTTCAGAAAGTCTTGCTTCTGGACCTTCTATTAATTGTTTTTTAGCTAATTGTGTTGAGATACCATTAGCGAATCCGGCTTGTACAAGTTCTGTACCGTCGATAAATTTTTTGTTTGACATATAAG